GGGGGGGTGGGGCCGCCGCTGTTTATATATATTGCACCGTAGCCAATGTGTGAACTTTTTAGAACCAGGCGTCCTGAGTGGGGGCAGCCAGTTTCTGCTGTGAGTCAGTGTTTGGGCAAAAAGAATGCAACCCATCGGAAGGATGGATTGCATATTTAGGTGTACTGGTAAGACTGTCTGTTGTGTCTGGTGGAACCTTCGCTGTTTGCTTCGGTTCCTGTGTCTGGTGAATCTGTTCACTGTGACCGCTCGTTGCACTCGCGGTGTAAAAGTGCCTTTACTAGCCGTGTCGCTTAGTCCCGCCTAAGGGGGATGTCCTGATGCGGGACAGTTGCGGGTTGTTTGTATGAGTGCAAACGAAGCGGTTTCTTGGAAGGGCAGTAACGGCGGCGGTAAAGGTTGGAACTGGGATAACCAGAGCAACTCTTGGATGATGCCTGATCTCCAGTCACAGTTTTTGGATTGGTTGTTGACTGATCCGAAAGATCCTGCGACTCGGGTTGCGTGGGCGCAGGAGAATGGGGTTCATCCTGATTCTCCGAAACGGTGGAAGCGGGATAAACGGTTTCAGGAGGAGTGGGATCGTCGGGCCCGTGAGAAAAACATCAGTGTTGACCGTGTCCAAAGTGTCGTAGACAGTCTGCACAAGGCGGCGGTTAACGGCGACGTTAAGGCAGCGAATTTGTATTTGCAGTACATCGACCGTTTTACGCCGAAGCGGATTGTTCGCAATGAGGATGCGGAAACCAAGTCGTTGTCGGATGAGGATTTGTTGGCTGAACTTCAGTCGCTCACTAAGGATTGGGTTTGAGTGAACAGTCGTGGTGGCTAGTACTGCTGGCTTTTGAGGCTATTGGCCTGTGGGGTCAGTGGGTTGTGGGAACGAACCGATGGTGGGGGTGGGGTGTGGTGATGCTGCACTCTGTCCCTTGGTTTGTTTTCTCCCTGGTTTACGGAAACTGGGGGGCGGCTTTGATGCCGCCTTTGTGGTGGTCGGTAAACGGATGGAATCTCAGGAAGTGGCGTCGTAATGACAACTCGTGAACGTCTGGTGGAGTTGAAACGGGAGTTGGAGTGGCGTAAATGCGTCAAAGACGAAGCCTATTTTCTGGAGAACTATTGGTATATCCAGAATCCTCGTGACGGTCGTGTCCTGTTTAGTTTGCGCCAGGCACAGCGGGAGGCGTTGGTTGAGTGGTCGAAGGAACGGTATTCGCTGACCCTGAAGGCCCGTCAGATTGGCTGGACAACCCTTGTGGCTGGACATCAGTTCTGGTTGGCGTATTTCACTGCCGATCAAAACATCATTGATATTTCCCGTACCGAACGGGAAGCAGTGCTACTGCTGAAGAAAACGAAATACGGCTTCAGGAATATGCCGAAGTGGATGCTGGAGCGTGGCCCTCAGTCCACGGTGGAGCATCAGCAGAAAATGGTGTTTGATAATGGTTCGCAGATCACATCAATGCCATCGGCCAGTGATCCTGCCCGTGGCGAGTCTGCCACGTTGATTGTTGTGGATGAGTGGGCGTTTCTTCCGAACCCTGAGGAAGCGTGGGCTTCTATCGAGCCTGTTGCCGATGTTGGTGGACGTATTATCGGGTTGTCTACTGCTAATGGCAGTGGCAACTTTTTTCATTCCATGTGGGTTGGGGCGGAAACCCGTACCAACCAGTTCTCACCAATGTTTTATCCGTGGTCCGCTAATGAAGACCGTGATGATGCTTGGTATGAGAACAAGAAACGGTCAATGACGAGTTGGCAGTTGGCGCAGGAATATCCGTCTGACCCTGAGTCTGCGTTTATCAAGTCTGGTCGAACCGTTTTTGATGTGGATGATCTGTTGCAAAAGATCATTCCCGAGGAACCGATGGTGGGTACGTTGGTTCAGAGGGGGGCGTTAAACAACTTTGATTGGCTACCGAACCATGACCGCAACGCCCTAGATCCTGTGTTGGTGTGGCAACTTCCCGATCCTCACAAGGCTTATGTGGTTGGCGCTGACGTTGCTGAAGGTTTGGACTGGGGCGACTACTCGGCTGCTCATGTGATCGAAGTTCAGTCGGGGGATGTTGTGGCCGAATGGCATGGGCATGTCCCTGCCGATTTGTTTGGTGAAGAAATATATAAACTTGCGACCTGGTACAACACTGCGTTGGTGGGGATTGAGTCAAACAATCATGGTTTAACGACCATCACATCCCTTAGGCGGGCAGGGTATAAACGTATTTTCCGTCGCCGTCGTGTGAACTCCACCAAAGGCAATACTCCTACGACTGAGTACGGCTGGCATACCAACAAGTCTACGAAACCGTTGATGATTGATGAACTTGGTCGGGCGATCCGTGAGCAAGACATTTTTTTGCGGTGTGCGGGGACGTTGGGGGAGTTGCGGACTTATGTTCGTGACGAGAAAGGGTCGATGGGAGGTTCACCTCACGATGACCGTGTGATGTCGCTGGCTATTGCAAACCAGATGCTTGGGTATGCGTTTGCTCCCGAGTACAAGGAGAAAAGCAATAACTACATGACGGTGGATTGGTGGGCTGGACTGAAACCTGAGGGGGATACTCCAGACACGGGTTGGAAGATCGGTGCCAGTTCTGTCCGTTCTCAACGCTAGGGCGGGACAGTTAAATCTTCTTACTAGGACTGTCCTACGATTTTGGAGTTTTAAATGGCTAAGGGTTCTTACAACAGTGTCGGCGCGGGTGAAACCCCGAAACTCGGTATGTGCAAGTCAATCGAGATGGAGTCACGTCCTGGTGGCGCACAGGACTTCAAGTCTGTGAAGGTGACCTCTGATCTTCCCAAGGTTGCTCGTTCGGGCGGCTACGGCAAAGACATGGGCAAAGTTCCTGCTTCAGCCCCCAAGGCTGCACGTCCAGGTGGAGCGCAAGGAATCTAGTGTCAACGCACTCCTATGGGGGGTGCATTGCTCAACCGCATCCTTGTTTCGCCTGCAAGATGAAGTATTGGCGTGAGGACGGTATCCCTGGGCTTGCGCTTCCAGACCACGATCACTGGAACGGTCCAACCCTCAGGGAACGGATCGACGCAACGCTGACTTCAGCGCGTGCCAACGGCTACGAACCAGAACGTTGTTAGTTTGATGGCAAAACTCAGTAAAGCCGAACGCCTTAAGCGTTACCGTAACCGTCTAAATCATGCGAAACGTTGGCGTGAAGAACAGGGTTACGACCAGACGTGGAATCGGATGCTGGACCTGTACAAAGGCAAGCATTTTCCCCCAGGCATGGATGACGAAGATCGCATTGCGATCAATATTGCGTTTTCTACTATCAACGTAATCTTTCCTTCAATTACGGTGAATCATCCTGGCATTGAAGTTATGGCTAATCGAGTTGAGGACGAGGATCGTGCGATTATTTCGCAGGCCGTCATCAACTATTGGTGGCGTCACTATGATTTTCGTGCGCCGTTCCGCCGAGCCGCCAAGGACTTCCTTACGGTCGGTCATGGTTGGATCAAAGTTGGTTACAAGTTTGAGGAAAAGTCTGCTGAACTGAGTTATGACGAAAAGTCTGCTCAGGAGCAGGAGATGATTGCTCAAGCGGACAGTTATGCAATGTTGAATCCTGATATGGCGGCGGAAACGCCGACTGATGAGGAAATCTCTGCAAACATTCCTGCCACAAAATCTGTTGTTGTTGAAGATCGTCCCACGTTGGAACGTGTCAGCCCGTTCGACATGTACGTTGACCCCGAAGCGACGTGTATGGACGATGCCCGTTGGATTGCCCAACGCATTATCCGTCCGATTGAAGATGTTCGCAGTGATCCACGGTACAACTACAAGGCACGTCGATCCACGAAGGCTGATGCTGTCATTTCTTCTGACTGGCTGAGTCCAGATCAGAAACGCAAAATGGATGGTGACATTGATCGTGTCACCGTCTGGGAATATTACGATCTAGTTCACGACTGCATGTGCGTGTTCGCTGAGGGCGCAGACGACTTTCTGATTGATCCTCGCAGTATGCCCTATGCGTTTGGGCATCCCTACGAGTTCATTGCGAACTATGACGTTCCTGATGAGTTTTACCCAATCGGTGATTTGGAGATGGTTGAGGCTCCTCAGCAGGAACTCAACAAGACTCGTTCACAGATGATGAACCATCGTAAAAAGTATGGTCGCAAATATCTGTATCGTGCGTCTGCATTGGGCCCTGAAGGTCGTCAAGGCTTGGAGTCCAACGAGGACAACATTGCTATTGAGGTAATTGACGACAATCAGCCGTTGCAGGATGTGATTATGCCTGTACCGATCACGCCGATGGCGGGGGATCTGTACCAGTACAGCCAAATCATTGAAGCCGACATGGACAAAGTTTCGGGTGTAAACGAATATGCCCGAGGTTCAACCCCTGAGGTGCGTCGTACCGCCACTGAAGCGGCGATGATTCAGGATGCTTCTAACGCCAGGTCCACGGACAAGTTGGCGTTGATTGAACTTGCGATTGGCAGTATCGCCCGCAAGGTGTTGCAACTTGCTCAGCAGTACATGACAGGCCAGCAGGCTGCACGCATTGTAGGGGCTGAAGGTCAGCAGTTCTGGTTTGAGTACACCCATGAGGACATTGAAGGCGAATTCGATTTCATTGTTGAGGGTGGTTCAACTCAGCCGAACAACGAAACGCAACGTCGCCAGCAGGCTGTAGCGATGATGAACTCACTGGCCCCGTTGGTGGGAACAGTCATTGACCCCGCCGCATTGGCTAAACATGTGTTGCAACACGGTTTTGGTGTCAAGTCTCCTGGCAAGTTCCTTATGCAACAGCAACCCCCCGCTCCTGTGCCTGGTGATCCAAACGCAATGCCACCTCAGGGCGGTGAACCGCCGATGCAAGGTAACCCTGGTGTTGGTGTTGATGCGCCACAAGCGAATCCGCAAGACATCTTGGCTGCACAGCAGGCAGGTGGAATGGACGCTGCTGGTTTAGGTGGCCCTCAGTCGCCAATGCCGATGGGCGGTGGTGGAATGCAAATGCCACCAGAGCAAATGCCTATTCCTATGGGTGGTGACCCAATGAGCGCAGGATCTATGCCGATGGGTGGAGCGCCGACTGGTTTGGAAGATGTTCCTCTTGAAGTGTTGATGCAGTTACAACAGCAGATGGCTGGTCAGCAACAGCAGCAGCCCGTCTAGGCGGGACACACATATCTAACTCTTAGGGAACAACCTGCGAGATACGCACGACTCCCTAGGAATGATGACTGATACATCTGACGCCGATTATTCGGCGGTAGGGGAATCGGACTTTGTTTCTGAAGGACTGGGAGACGCTACGAGTTTCGACTCGGAAGTAACCAGCACACCTGATGAGGCATTTGATTCGGTTCCTGACGGTTCTTTCACGGAATCGGCTGAGCCCATTGAGTCCATTTTTGAACTTGATGGAACACCGATCACCCTTGATGAAGCCCGAAACGGTTACCTACGTCAAGCGGACTATACCCGCAAGACACAGGAACTGGCCGAAATGCGGACTCGCCTAGCGGAAGCAGAAGCGATCACCGCAGCGTTACAACAAGATCCAACTGGAACACTGCAAGCACTTCAAGAAGCGTTTGGTGTGAACCAGAACCATGAGGCAGACCCGTTTGCCGACATGGACCCTGATCTTGCTCGCATCGCTGTGTTGGAGCAGAAGTTTGCCGCTCAGGAGCAGGCCGCAACCCAGGCGCAAATCGAAAACGAACTGGATTCACTGCACAGCGACTTCGGGGATTTCGATAACCAAATTTTGTTTGCTCACGCAATCAAAGGTGGTTTCCCTAATCTTCGGGCTGCTTATGCAGACATGAATTTCACTTCGCTGCAAACACAGTTGGAGTCTCTGCGGAGTCAACAGCAGCAGGAGCAGCAACGGATCGACGCTAAGCGTCAAGCCGCAAGTGTTGTTCATTCAGGTTCTAGTCGTGCTGGAACAACTGTCCCTGCACAACCTGAACAATACGGTTCCCTTCGTGACGCTTACCTGGCCGCAAAGAAAGCGTTGGGCGTTTAAGCCCATTTAACCTAGGAGATTCCCGAAATGCCTAATGTCAATTACGACACAATCCTGAGTACCACTTTGGCGAACCACATGCCAAAGTTGGTCGATAACGTGTTTTCAGCACGTCCGTTTGTTTACTTCCTGAAGCAAGCAGGACAGGTTCGTACCATCTCTGGTGGTTCGAAGATTGTTCTTCCGCTTCTTTACGGACAGAACGGTACTGCTGCGTCTTACTCAGCGTATGACACGATCACCACGACTCCGCAGACTGGTATCACCGCTGCCGAGTACAACTGGAAGCAGTATGCCGCTTCGATCACCATTTCTGGTATTGAAGAAGCACAGAACAACAGCGAAGAACAGATCATTGATCTTCTTGAAGCCAAGACGTTCCAGGCTGAAGAAACCATCACTGAAAAGTTTGACCAAATGTTCATCACTGGTGATGGCACTGGCAACAGTGGCAAGGATTGGCTTGGTCTTGCCAAGTTGGTCAAGGATTCGTCCTCAACCAACATCGGTGGCATCGATCAGACGACCGATACTTGGTGGGCCCCTGGCCACAAGAACACGACTGCTGGCGCTCTTACGCTCGCTCAGATGCGTACTGCGTACAACACCGTTTCAGTTGGCAACGACCAGCCAAACGTGATCCTTACGACCCGTACCCTCTTTGAGAAGTATGAGGATCTTCTTCAGCCACAGGAGCGTTTCATGGACTCCAAGACCGCTGATGGTGGATTCCAGAACCTTCTGTTCAAGGGTGCGCCAATCGTTTATGACAACTACGTCACGGCTGGCGACATGTTCTTCCTTAACACGAAGTACATCCGTCTTGTCGGTCACTCGGACACTTGGTTCAAGCCAACCCCGTTTGTTCGTCCCAACAACCAGGATGCTCGTTACGCACAGATCCTGTGTTACGGCGAACTCACAATCAGCAACCGCGCACGCCAAGGTGTTCTTACCGCTAAGACCGCCTGATAGCAGCGCAATCAGCATGAGTTACGGGGCGGGGGTTTCGGCCCTCGCCCCGTTTCGTTCCACAAACCTTTTCGGGAGTTTCTGTGAGTCAATTAGCAGTCAGTTACGGTGCAAATGCTGTACCAGCAATGGGCGGCACAACTGACTCGTCCCGAGTCAAATTCCAAAACGCTGCTGTCCCCGCAATCGGCTCAGGGTCATCGCTGCCGACAGTTGTGCAGGTAGTCGGTGGCTGTGCAGACACCAACAAGGCGGGCGATCCCTGTGGGGCACGACCCGCCAAAGGCACTGAATGGTGTGTCGGGCATCTTCGTTCTCGGGGTGAACTGTAATGGCATACACGTTGGATCAAATGCGAATCTATGTGCGTCAGCACTTGGATTTGGATGAATCTGAAATCCCCAACGAGTTACTTGACGTGTGGGCCAGAGACGCTTCAATTAAAATTTCTCGCACCCGCAAACGCTGGCCGTTTTTTGAAACCTCATGGGTTCTTACGACAGTTGCGGGGCAACAGGACTACAGCCTTTCGGCTCTTAGCCCAACTCCCGACGAAATTGTTTCTGTTGTTCGTGATGATCGCCGTCTGGCCTTTATGGGTCGTGACGAAGCCGAGGCTGCGTATCTCCCGTACCAAACCTCAACAGGGTTTGTGACTTTCTACAACGTTTGGGGTGACAATCTGCGTCTGTACCCAACACCCGACATGGCTGACACGCTGCATTTGCGTGGCTATCGCAAAGTCAATGATTGGGTTGCTGGAGGCGCTGGTGCATACCCTGACTTCCCGACCGATTTCCATGACGCTATCCGTCTGTATCTGGTCGGTATGGCGTATTTGCAGCAGGAAGATCCTGAGATGGCAGGACAGTTCATTAATGCGTTCAGCGCTGAAATGGACCTGTTGAAAAAGCAGTATGGCGATGCGCCTGGGGCTTATCCCCTTGTGCTTGGTGGGGGACCGCGTGTTCATCAAACAGGCCGCTTGCGTTTCCCGTTTGATTGATGGCTATGAGAACCTCCCCCAAGCGAACCCAACTTCATACTCTCCGTGATTTCACTGGTGGGCTTAATCTTGTGGCCGACACCTTTCGGTTACAAGACAACGAATCCCCTGAATTGTTGAATGTCGATATTGACAGACGTGGCGGCTTCCAAGTCCGCCGTGGTGTTTACCCTTACTCTGCTTCGGCGTTGTCTGCTGCTCCAAATGCTATTTGGAGTTACAACGATGTTGGAACCGTTTACACAATGGCGCAGGTAGGCACTGGTGTTCGTTACAGCACAGGTAGTGCGTGGACAAATCTAACCAGACTTGTTTCTGGTGTTGCTATTGATGATCTTGGCACTACGACTGGGACTGATGTTTGTCCTGTCACATTCAACAACACTTGTTATTGGGCGAGAGGCGACCGTGACGTTGTTAAATGGGATGGTGGCGCAAACGCCACCGTTTTAACGTCAAGTTTCAACAACACCATTGTTCCCACGTCTGGAAACATTCCTAGAGCCGACCACATGGCAGTCCATAGCGGCTACATGTGGGTTGCAGGAACATGGGAGGGTGGCACACACTACGCCAACCGTGTCCGCTGGTCATGGGCAAACACCTTTAACGACTCTGGTGAAAACTGGCGCACAGACGATTACATCGACATTGATGACGGCAAAGATTCCGATTCGATCACGGCAATTATCCCTTACGGGGATCAACTCATTGTTTTTAAACGTGACGCTGTTTACGCTGTTTACGGATATTCGGGTGAATCATTTTCAGTCGTTAACATCTCCAACACTGTTGGTGCTGTTTCGCATCAGGCTGCTATTGCCACACCTGCTGGACTGTTTTTCTTTGACCATCAAACAGGTTTGAACGTTTACAACGGCAAGGATGTTTCTTGGTCGTTTGAACAGATTTGGCCTGCGATGCGTGACGGATCTATCCCGTCATCGTTTATAGACAATGTTGAGTTGGGTTGGGTCGAAAACCGTTTGTGGGTCAGTGTCCCTTGGGATGAACTTCCTAGTGTGCCCCGTGGTTACACTTTTGTTTTTGATCCACGTTTGAAATCTGGCGGTTCTTGGACAAAGTATTCGTTGCAGGCTGGACCGTATGCCCGTGGACATCGCAGCGAAAACTATCTTGGGTATCTACATAACACCAACAGGATTTATCGGCTGGATGTTCAAGATCAGTACTACGACTATCTGAATGCAACCGCTGGACCTACTGCTATTAATGCTTATTACCGCACCAAATGGATTGACCTGGATCAGCCAGCGGTTAAAAAGCGTTGGCGTCGTGCGGAAGCAGTTATGCAGGTCGATCAGGCATACAACCTTCCAGTTGTTTCATACGCCAACTACAACCCAACTTTTGCTGTAAAGAACTTTATCTTTCGTTCATCTGAAGATGAAACTTCAACTGGTGTTGACGTTTGGGATGACCCTGGCGTTGAGTGGGACGAAGCGACATGGGCGAGATCAGGTAACTATGGGTTTGTTGACCGTGGAGCCAACCTCGGTGTTGCTCGATCTGTCTCGTTGAGAGTCGGTGGAGAAGTTTTGTCTTTACCGACTGTCGGTGGAGTTCAAGCCCCCGTTTTCTGGGGTGTTGATGCGTTAATTCTTAAGTTTGTGCCTAGGAGGGTACGATGACTGCTGTTTCTAAAACCTATACGTTTGTTCCTGGTACTCCCATTGAGTCCGATCAGGCAAACCAAAACTTTGATGATCTAGTTAATTACACTAATGGTGAGGTTATTGTCCGTGACGCATCGAAAGCGTTTACGGCTATTCCATCTGGACCTGGAACCGATCCGAGTTCTCCTAATCAGTTTGCTCGGAAACAGTATGTAGACAATAAAGATGCTGTTGTTGCTGGAACGGTGACGGCACTTACAACTACGGTCACAAACCTTACGACTACGGTCACGAACAACAAGACAGCGCAAGACGCTGGTTTTGTTGCACGTCCAACGGTGTCGGATGTTGCCACAAACCCGATTATTAAGGCTGATGCCGCTTTCACGCCTTCAACAAATGCAGGTGGTGAAGCAACCTTCAATTTTGTTACGGCATTTCCTAATGGAATCAAGTCGGTGACTGTTACTGCTGATAACGGTGCTGGACCGTGTTTTGTTTCGATCACATCAAAATCAAACACTGGTTTTGTCGCACGCATCTATACGGCTGAAGTTGTCGCAAATGCATTTGGTGGTTTTAGTTTGCAGCGTTACGTCGGTGCAGCGATTGTTTATTACACGGCCGTTGGCTGGTAATGGCTGAGTGGAAGAACCCTGTACCTAGTGTTGCCCCGCTGGATTCAAACATCCTGCGGGTCATCTTCACGTCTATTGAAGAATGGACAGGGAACGTTGGCGGTGTCGGCACACCAACCACACTGCTGTACGGGGCAGGTCCACCGTCAGCAGGAACAGGTGTCAATAGCAACTGGTATATCGACTCTGCGGCGATGGTGATTTACGGGCCGAAAACTTCAGGCTCATGGCCTGCTGGCGTTTCGATGATTGGATCTACTGGGCCTGCTGGGCCGCAAGGCACTTCTGGTCCTCAGGGACCAACGGGCGGTACTTACAACGTGGATGGTGGAGATCCGAATTCGATTTATGGCGGCATTTTGCCGTTGGATGCAGGCGGTATTTGAATGGCTACACAGATTCAATTTCGACGGGGCACTGCTTCTGCATGGACGGCTGCAAATCCAATTCTCGCTGTAGGCGAGATGGGGTTGGAAACTGATACTGGCAAGTTCAAGGTTGGTAACGGTGTAAACGTTTGGTCTGCGCTGCCATATTCGTCGGGCCCTCAAGGAACCCAGGGATCAACAGGTCCGCAGGGAACCCAAGGATCAACGGGCCCGCAAGGGCCAACAGGAACCCAAGGATCTACTGGACCGCAAGGCGTTGTAGGCCCGCAGGGAACTCAAGGCCCCCAAGGTAGTCAAGGTTCTGTTGGAGCAACAGGTTCGCAGGGTGTAACGGGACCTCAGGGAAGCACGGGTAGTCAAGGTGCCGTAGGTCCCCAAGGCGCTCAGGGCGATGTTGGGCCACAGGGCCTTCAAGGGGATGTAGGCCCGCTCGGCTATCAAGGTCCGCAAGGTGCGGTTGGCCCTCAAGGTGCCCAAGGAAGTGTTGGACCTCAAGGTCTGCAAGGTGATCCAGGGGCTCAAGGGCCTCAAGGGTTTGACGGTACACAGGGCTTTACTGGTGCCCAAGGCCCGCAAGGTTCCCAAGGGGTTGCAGGGCCACAAGGTAGTCAAGGCCCTCAAGGGGTCGTAGGCATGAGCGGTGTTCAAGGTTCGCAAGGAGCGCAAGGTGCAACTGGTAACCCTGGGCCTCTTGGCATTCAAGGCCCTCAAGGGGATAACGGGCCCCAAGGGCCCCAAGGTCCACAAGGCAGTCAAGGTGCCCAAGGATTTACAGGCCCCCAAGGTAGCCAAGGCTCTCAAGGTTCTCAGGGTGCGGTGGGTTCTCAAGGCCCTCAAGGTGATGTCGGTTCCCAAGGTGTCGCTGGTCCTCAGGGAGCCGTTGGTTCGCAAGGTGTTGTAGGTCCACAAGGATCTGTAGGTAGCCAAGGACCACAAGGCGATGTTGGACCGCAAGGTGTTGCAGGCCCTCAAGGATCTCAGGGTGCAGCGTCAACAGTTGCAGGCCCGCAAGGCGCAGTTGGTTCTCAAGGACCGCAAGGCACATCAGTTACTGGAGCCCAAGGCGCTCAAGGCCCGCAGGGCGCTCAAGGTGTTGCAGGCACTAGCGGTGCAGCAGACATCACTGTTTCGACCCTTAGTGCAGCAATTTTAATTATGGAGATTGGACCCTGATATGGCTGTTGGAGATCGTGTAGAAAAGCGGCTGGTTGGCCCGTCTGTGATTGGCACATCAAATGCGACTGTGGGCACTGTGCCTGCTAGTCGTGTGTGGGTGACTAAGCAGATCACGTTTACGAATACAAATGGTTTGGATGCGTGGATCAAGTTTGCTGTCGGTACAACGGCGACTGCTGGTAACTGTGTGTTTTTTCAGTTGCCGATTGCAGCGTATGACACAGTGGTTTTTGATACTGCAATGGTGTTGACTGCTTCTGAAACATTCCAGGCAATCAGTGATCGTGGTGCTGTGAATGTTTTGGTGACTGGTTGGGAGAAGGAAGTCTGATGCCTATTGATTCGGCGTTGACTAAGTATGGGGCGTATCGGCCTGCGGTTTGTACGTCTACAACACGTCCAACGTCCCCCTATGTGGGCCAGATGGTGTACGAAACTGACACCTATTCGGTTCGTATTTGGGATGGCACCGCATGGGTCGGGACGACTCCTGCGGGTGCGATTGAAACCTATGCGGGTGCGACTGCACCGAACGGTTGGCTGTTGTGTTTCGGTCAGGCTGTGTCACGCACAACGTATGCAGATTTGTTTGCTGCATTATCTACTACGCACGGTGTTGGTAATGGGTCTACGACATTTAATTTGCCTGATTTGCGTGGCCGTGTCCCTGCGGGCAAAGACAACATGGGTGGCACTTCGGCCTCACGTCTAATTACCAACGTGACGGGCGGAACTTTGGGTGCTGCTGGCGGCAGCGAGTCTCACACACTTTCTCAAGCGCAAATGCCATCCCACACACATACGCAAAATTCTCACACGCATAGCGGTTCGGGAACTGGTGGACTAATTCTTCAGAACGGTTCAGGAGGTACTGCTGCCAACCTTACGGTAGGCGGTGGCGGATACATTCAGCACACTCTTACATCTACTGCTCCTTCAATTCAAAGTACTGGTTCCGATCAATCGCACAACAACACACAGCCCACCATCATCCTCAACTACATCATCAAGGTTTGAATTATGGGTATTTCAGGTTCATCTCAAGTCGGACTTAAACCAGGCGTGTGTACATCAACTACACGCCCGTCATCACCGTATGCAGGCCAAGTTGTTTACGAAACAGATACGGGATTGGCAAAGGTGTGGACGGGTTCTGCATGGAACACGTTAAATTACAAATCTAAAGTTTCCGCATCAGGCACAACCCGTGTAGATGGACCGTTCAGCGGAAATGTTATTTACACGCCCGCCACCCTCACTGTCGGGGCAGGAACATACGAAATCGTGGCTTATGGTTCTGCATACAATATTTCCACCACTGACTCTCACACATGTGCCATTTACAATATAACAACAAGCGCCGAGGTGGGCAGTACCAGAGGTCCTGTAACAACTGGATCTACTAGCAGTTTTGGATTTTCTGTTTCCCGTCCCGTGGAAATTACAGTCACGGGTTCTACTTCATTTTGCCCGTTCTTTGTTCGCAATGGTGCTTCCACTTTGCGTGTTGAAGGTGCTGCTGGCGCTCCTGCTGCGGTAATAGAGGCTCGGAGGATTGGCTGATGGGACTTAGTACTTCAATACCAAACTCTATTGTGCAACCAGGCGTGTGTACATCAACTACACGACCCACCAGCCCGTATCAGGGGCAGACTATTTATGAGACTGATACGGGTGCGTTCCTCGTGTATTACGGAACTACGACTGGTTGGAAGCCACCGTGGAACCAAGCATGGGGTTACGAAAATCAAACAACGCTTGCAACCTCGTTCACTCAAAATTCCACTTCAACTTTCGATGTAACAGGAATGTCAGTCACTTTTACTGCAACAAGCAATCGACGTTATAAAATTTCAGCATTTATGCCAGCAATTGAACGGGTTAACGGAGTAGCAACTGCGTTTTGCCTTTTCAATGGAGCATCCGAGTTACAACTTTGCATTGTTGATGGCTCTAACCCAGGAACATTTAATGTTCTTGCGCCAGCGCATCTTGTGAAAATACAGACGTTTACGGCGGGATCAGTGACTTTAAAGTGTTCCGTTCGGTCTGTTGGTGGTTCTGGATCTATGAGTGTCCACGCTAGAGGTGGTACTCCAAGCCTGATCGTTGAGGACATTGGCCCGTCAACCTCAACAGCCCCAACAGCATGATCTGAATAACCCTGTGATCTCGGTTATAACCCCAACACACAACACACCCCCTGAAGTTCTGGCACGGACTTTCGCATCGCTGAAAGGCCAGTCACACACTGATTGGGAATGGATTGTTTGGGATGATTCCACCAACGACAACGTGTGGAACCAGTTGTGGGGAATGTGCGCTGACGAACGATATGTGATTCGACCGTACCGATCAATGACACCATCAGGCCGTATCGGCCAGGTGAAACGCCAAGCCTTCATGGTTGCTAACGGTGACATTCTGGTGGAACTGGATCATGACGACGAACTATTGCCTGATGCTCTGGCAGAGATCGCAGAAGCATTCACGGACCCTGATGTGGGGTTTGTGTATTCAGACTGGTCAGAAGTTCTGTCCGATGGACAGACAGGTCGCTACCCCTCGGGTTGGGCTTTCGGATACGGCTCCGACTATGAGGATGAGCATGGATGGGTGATGTCAGCACCACCCTTAAATCGCATCACGCTCGGTCATATCGTGTCGGCCCCGAACCATGTGCGTGCTTGGAGGGCTGGGGTGTATCGCCAGTTGGGTGGGCATGATGCTGGTTTGCGGGTTGCAGACGATTACGAGTTGGTGGTTCGTACAGCGTTGGCGACGGAATGTCGCCATATTCCGAAGCATCTGTATCGGCAACATATTGGGCCGTGGACGGCTCAGCGAGTCCATAACGATGAGATTCAACAGACAGTGGCGGATATATCGGATCGTTATTCGGCCTGTTTGGATGCGCTGTTTGATATGGCGGGACATTCTTGCCCTAATAGTTGATGAGCAACGTCACGAACTATCTGACCCCTGAAGAAATCAACGCCTATCAGCAGCGCATTGATACTGCCGATATGGGCTCTAAGCGTGCCCTGGAAAAGTTGGGTACTCGTCGCCAAGAAGCGACAACTGATTACAACATTGCCCGTGGCCGTATGGGTACTCAGTGGGATAACTATCAGCGGACGTTGCCTAGCCAGTTTGCCCGCCGCAATGTGTTGCGTTCGGGTCTCATGGGTCGTGCCGTCGATGATTATGCGATGAATCGGCAGAACGCCGATTTTGATTTGCAGCGCTCATATAACCGTCAGTTGGGTGGTTTGACTGAGAACCAGGGCGATATTGAGATGGCGTTGAATTTCAATCGTACTCAGGTTGATCGTGAACGGCAGGCTCGTCAACAGACGTTGGCTTCTCAAGTACAGGCGGTTCAGTAGTAATGGCTCCACCACGCAATGCACGCGTTCCAATCAATTTTGATGTTTACTATCGCACTCCTGGTATTGATAAAGAGTCAATCAGTGGTGCAAACAATTACAGCAATGATCTTGATTACTACCAGACACAGGACAAAGAGGCCTTTCGGCAGTGGTACGACAGCACTGTTGCTAAGGATTACAACAAGTACGATTGGAAGAATCTTCAGAGCAGGAAGTGGATGCTCAATGATGATTTTGAGAAGATTTGGTCGCAGGTAAACGCTGCTGGCAATGAATACAGAGGTGCTGGTGACAAGGCAGAGGCGGATCAGGCCAACAAACTTGACTGGTTGAAGAACTATCTTGACGGTGGAAATGATGGTGGCGATGGTGGTGCTGGTGCCCGTCAAGCCGCTTACATCAAATCGTTGATGAGTAGCATTGATGAGTCGTATAACCGTCAACGTGGTGCTGTTGATGCAAACAAGGTTTCTGCTGCGGCGAACATTCAAAAAAATGCTGACTCCTTCAAACAGGGTTTAGCGGGCAATCAGGCCTTGTATCAGCAGGGTTCTGCTGCTATTCAGGCGGAGATCACACGCCGTATGGCGGAGTCTGCTGCCCGTAACACCGAGTCCAGCAATCAGGTTGCTGCTGCTGTCGGCGGTATTGGTGGCAGTGCTTCTGCTGCCAGCGCTCAGGCTGCTGCAAACCAGGCATCGTTGGCTTCCTCTCAGGGTTATCAGCAGGATCTGGCGAGTCGTATGGATCAGATTGTTGCTGCTAACCAGCGGTCTGCTGAGAACAGTGGTGAACTTGTTCGTCAGGGTGCGTCAGGAAATTTGGAGAACAATTACAACGCAATGATTAATGCGTTGTTGGCGCAGCGTGAACAGAGCATGATGCAAGCCCAAATGGGCGGAATGTCCTCTGGTGGCGGCGGTGGTGGTGGTAGTAAATCTAAGCCGAGAACGATGGCTGATGCTCAGAAGGAACTTGACGCACAAACTGGTATTGAAGAATGGATTTATGGAGTCCCGTGGAGTTCATACTTCGGGAATAATGCAACCACTCAAGGCGCACAGCAAGGCGCACAATTCCTGGCTTTGATGGAGGGTGACCAAAGGCAGCAGGATCAAGCACGCGCCTTGTACGGCGATGGGATGGCTGATGAATACATGCGAAGAATGGCCCAGTAGTTTGCCGTGGCAACTTCACAAGATTTCATAAACTATCTTGCCTCCAAACCTAAGACGGGTGGGAGTTCTCGTGGAACTTCTCGTTCCTCAAGTCCGCTAACTAAATCTCAGATTGACAATTTCAATAAGAAGAAGTCGTCATCTGGTTCAAACAAGTCGTTAGAGGCGTCAAAGAAGAAACTTGCTGATTCGATTCTTGCTATTCAAGGATCGAATGCTCCTGAGTGGGCGAAAGCGGATGCTGCAAAGTATTCGACTAAGCCAAAGAAGTCTGATGATTCACTCCTTGACACAATCAAGGGGGGTCTGGGCACTGGTGTGGCAGGTCTCGGTCAAATCTTGGCAATTCCTCAAACGTTGTTGACTCAACCTATTCGTCGGGTCATTGATCCGAAACGCAATCTGTTGAAAGACATCATCAGTGGTGAGACAACATCGTCTGCACTTGCTGGTGCCGACTGGTTTAAAGGTTTGCCTGCCCCAGCGAGGATTGCTATTGGCATTTCCTCAGATATCGCTACCGACCCTTTGACATACCTGTTGGGTGCGGGTTTGATTTCCAAAATTGGTCAGGCTCCTGGGATTATCCAGAAGATTGATAAAGCGGCTGATGTGCTGCGTGCTGCTGGACGTGTTGACGATGCCACACGTCTGGTGACGTTCGGTGGCAACCTTGCCCGTAAAGGCAAGGGTGGTATTGGTGGCATTAAGAATGCTGACCTCACTTGGATCGGCAAGACACTAGAGGAAACTGGTGTTGTCGATTTGGGTGGCAAAGCGTTGAAGGGTGGTTTGTATTTCCAGCCTCCAGGCACAGGTCGGGTTGCGAACTTTGCTTCAAAGAAACTTGGTGGGTCGGGTATCGACTCGGCTAAGTATCAGGTGTATTTGGGTCGTGGTCCTGTAGTTGAAAAGATTTCTGCTGGTGCATCTAACACGATGAACCGTTTTAAGACTTCAAAGTTGATGTCAACTTTGGGCGACGCTTACGGTGGCGGCGAAGGCCAGTTGAAGCGCAAGATTTTGAATGCTGAGTCTCCGCAGGAAGCATTGAATCTGAGACGTAATCTTGTTAGTGATCGTGTTGAGAATGGTGTTAATGCCACGATCATGAAGATGCACACTCGTAAGGCTTTGACAGTTGACAAGATTGCAGAGAAGGCGGGTGTTGATCGCACGATCATTGTTGGCGCTTTGGACGGCAATAAAGATGACATCCTTGAACTGGATTCTTTGATGCCAGGTGGCTCTGCTCTTGTTCGTCGGTTTGATGATGAACTGATTACTGATACGACCGCGCAGATTACGCGTGTTGTTGAAAGTTTCGGTGGGGATTTGAACGATGTTGCACCGTTGGTTGAGCGTGCGAAAGATCATTTGCATGGTGTTCTAACCGATGAGGCCCTTGAGGGCATGAACGTATCGAAGAAAGCCAAGTACGCCAATAAGGGTGTTGATGGTTTTGCTATGCCTTCTAAGTTTGTGCCTGGTGCAAACCATTTAGGTGCACCTATTGGTGATGTTGAGGACCAACTGACTCGTGCTTTCATTATTGGGGAGGACGGTCGTCAATACATTCTTCTTGGTGAAGTGAATAAGCCTGCTGTTGCGATGGCGGCTGAGCATGGAACTGGCGAAACTGCTGAGCAGTTTCTCAGGTCCAAAATCGGTGAGACTTTGGAAGGTAACGCTAGGGCTTCAAAAGAAGTTGGCACTGATGGTCCCGTCACACTGGTCCGTTATCTGGATGAGAACGACAAGATTGTTTCGGCAAAGGTCGCTACGGATGACATCAAATTTCAACAAGTCGATCCGACAGGTCTTGGTGCTAAAACTCAGGTCAATGCTATTAATCGGGCCAAGTATGGGCACGATCTATTTAGTACTGATTATCGCAAGATTGTTCAAAATCAGATTTATGATTTTGCGAAGGCTGCTGGCGAAGAGGTTCGTGGTCTGTATCTGAAGAAGTATGGGCTTGCTGTTTCTAAGGGTGAGGATCAGTCGGTTGCTTCTGCGATTGCCGCTCAGCGTGGCATCGTGGTCTCTGCTGATGCTGCTGCTGACCCCGCCTTTAAGACGGCTGTTGTTGCGAATGTTGATGATCCTGCGAAGGTCCAGGTTGCTGCTATTGCGGCGAATGGTGCTGCTGATGCACGCACTTCGCTGCCTACGGAACCAGCGGATTTTTCTGTTCTGTCGTTGACTCCTGAGGAGGCGAAAGCCCATTTCACGGGAGCGGTGGAGGACGCAAAGATTCAAGCGGAAGTTCTTGCTAGTCGAACTTCTAAAACAAAGTCTGGTCAGGTTCAAAATCTTGAGGATTCTATTGGCAGGACTGAAGCAAGAATTTCTCTTGCTGATGAGCAGATCGACAGGATTGACACTTTAATCAACGAGGCTGGGCAGTCGAGTGTGGGCGGTGTGGCTTCAGGCGTTGACTCTTTGGAGGTCAGCGAATTGAAGTCGATTCGTGAATCAATCTTGGTGAACAAGCAGTCTGATGCTGATTCGCTGAGGATGCTCACTGGTCGCAGTGTCGATGAAGCAAAGTATCTGGCATGGACAAAATCTGGTGACGCTCAGCAAGGTTTTGCTGATGCAGTTCTTGACGGTTGGGTCAGTATCTCCCGACACACTCAAGCCCCTGAGCAAGTAGCCGAAGTCATGACAATGCTTGCGAAAGCAACTGGCCCTGACGAGTTGCCTGGACTGTTTCGTTACTTTGACAAACTCACAAACCTGTTTAAGTCGTGGGCTATTGCCAGCCCTGGTTTCGTTATGCGAAACGGCATGGGCGGCATGTTCAACAACTATCTGATCGGTGTTGATGCTGGCAGATATTGGGAGTTCATCAAGGCTGATCGTGCGTTCACTACGGCTTTGAAACGTACTGGTGATGTTGAGCAGGCTTTGGCTGCTGTGCCGAAACGATTCAATAGGCAATATCGTTTGCTGCATTCGTCTGGTGTGTTGGCTGAGACGGATCGTGCCAGTGATGCTGTGTTTGGTCTGAACAAATCTTTGGGTCAGGGTGACAGCACTCGGGATGCGTTTGGCTGGTTGGGTAACAACTTTGCTACCCGTGGCGTTTACGATGTGAACTCTCGTATGGAACGTGTGTTGCGTGGTGCAGCAGGCATGGATGCTGCTGCCAAAACTGATTCGTTGGACGGTATTTACGAATCCGTGTTTAAGGCTCACTTTGATTACTCGGATCTCAACAGGTTTGAGGTCAATAGGATGAAGCGTGTGTCGCCTTTCTACACTTGGACTCGAAAGAATCTGCCGTTGCAGATGGAGATGCTGTTCAAAAATCCGAAGGCGTACAACCGTTACAACATTTTCAAGAAGAACATTGAGTCGGTTACTCCTGAGGAAGATTTGGTTCCGACTTGGATGAAGGATCGTTTGAACATTCGTCTACCGTTCACCAGTAAAGACGGTCAGATGTATATTCTTCCTGATCTGCCTTTCACATCATTGAACATGTTTACGAATGTTGATGAGTTGGCTGGTCAGATCAACCCTGTCATTAAGACTCCTGTTGAACTGTTGATGAACCGTAAAATGTATTTCGGTAAATCAGCACCGTTTAAGGAGGGGTATGTTCAGATGCCTGACATGCTCACTAAGACGGGTATTGCTCAGGCGATGTATTTGGTTGGTCTTGCTGAGCGGGATATTGACGGCAAGTTTTTGACTCGTGATAAGACGTTGTATGCGGCTGAACAGTTTTTGCCGTTCTTTGGTCGGATGCGGCGTCTGTTGCCGTCTGAAAAGAAATATGATGAGCGTGCGGTTACGACTTGGATCAACTTCCTGTTTGGTACAGGTTTGCGTACGAACACGATGACGGACAGGTCCTCGGAGATTTATTATCGTCAGCGCAGTGTTGATGACATTGCGAAGGATTTGAACTCGCTGGGCTATGGGGGTTACACCTATTGGGATAAGCGTGTTGAGACTTCTCGTAAGCCGAAGGATACGGACAAGCGTCCGTATCTGACGTTGAACCAACCTAAGGGTGGTTTGCCGTACGACTCTCCTTACACAAACGTTTCGGGTTCTAATGCTGCGGCTGTTGCTGCGATTACTCGCATGAAAGACAGTCAAAAGTAATGGATGTGGTGTTGCGGTTTGTTGAAACCGCCATTGTCCCCATTGTTGTGGCTGGTGTCACAGCGGGGGTGGGGGCTTGGGCGTTGATCCGTTCTCATCGTAAAGATGTGCAGGGGTTGGATGATCGCAACACTGAGCAGCATCATCAGAATGCTGCGTTACTGACCCACCTCAGCAATCAGGTTGGTGGGATTGACTCCAAGGTTGATCGGTTGGATCAGCGGCTGGATTATGTCCAGCAGTGGGCTAGTGAGCATGAAATCACCCATTTGATTGAGGATTCTGCCCCGTAGACCCCGTTCTGTTCGTACGGGTGTTCTATAGGTCGTACAGTCGTTCGATGGGGTTTGGGGTGTAATCACCCCACCCGACAGGCTGAAATCGCTTAGAACGCATTCTGGAGGCTGGTTTGGGCGGGACATTTCGCCTAAATGGTGTGACTGACTACTTCCTGCTGAATAACCCTCCTGCTTCCCGCCAATTCTGGGAATCCCGCAATGCCCCCCTGACTGGGGGTGTCGTTCTCCACACTACTGAAGGTGTCGGTGGCGATGACTCGGCTGAGAACACCGCCCGCTACATAAGCACAAGGTCGAACCCTGGCTCGTATCACTGCATTGTTGATTGGAACTCCACCGTGTTCCTGATGCCAGACGATTACACAGCGTTCGGTGTGGCGACGAGTGGCTACAACAGTCGCTGCTGGAACATTGCACTCGCGTGCAAGGGCTCAGAACTGGGTGTCGATGATTGGGCAACAAACGTCATGATTGATCGTGCCGCCAAAGAGATGGTGGAGTTTTGGCGACGCCACGGTATTGACCCTATTGAAGCAAACCGTTCGATTGGTGCTGGCGTTCTTGAAGGTCCAGGTTGGGCGCAACATGGTGAAGTCCAGCCACAAGATCGTAGCGACGCTTGGGTGCATCATCCTCAGGCGTGGGGTTTGGGCATCACGCTGGCGGTGGCGATCAGCCGTCACGCAGGCCAATACGAGGCTGCACCACCTCCCGCTGAGATTCCTGCACCGATCCCTGATCTTGGTTGGATTGCTGAAGCAATCAACCATGCACGTTCACAGGTGCTGCGTCGTGGTTCCAAAGGTGACGCCGTGAAGTGGCTGCAAGCATTCCTGAATCAGCGTTCTCAGGAAAATCTTGTTGTTGACGGAGTGTTCGGTCCAGCGACAGATGCTGCTGTACGGAAGTTTCAGAAAAACGCTAAAGCGTTCTTTAATCTGCCAGCAAAGTTTCAGGTAGATGGAATTGTTGGACCGCAAACCTGGTTCATTTTAACTGCTTAGGAGAATGAAAATGACGAGTCGTACAACGGGTATTGCAGGTGCAGTTATTGGTCTTGTTCAGGCTGTGATCCTGCTGGTAAACGCTTTTGGTTGGGCAGAGGTTACGGGTGAGCAGTCTGCTGCTATTACCGCAGTCGTTACTGCGGTTGTGACTGTTGTTGCCAGTCGCAAGGTAAACGATCAGATTGGTGTCGCCTTGCACACAGAAGTCCCTACTGATGACGCTGGCACCGCCTCGGCCTGACTGGGATCTGGACGATCCCGACCACGCCAAACCCGAGTCAGATGACGACTATGAGTATGTTGAACCTGATGCGGTTCCTGCTAGGCGGGTAGATCCTTCCGAGGATCAACCGTTTCAGATTCCTGTAGGCCCGATTTAACGTCGTACTCATCCCATAGTGCGTGACGCATGGCGGATCGAACTTGTTCCGCTTCGTCTTGTTTGACCAGATGCCACGGTTTCACCATTTTTCGGATCAAGCCGACAGGCATGGTTACAGTGACTACTTGTTCATCAGGCATTCGATAAGTCATTAGTTTCATCCTTTACAAGACTTTGTTGGCACGCAAGTTCAAAGACATCTCTTGGGTATCGGGTGAGTCGAAGTCGGTCGGCTGCCGCCTTGACGATCCAACGAGGCAGAAACACGGCGATCATTTCATCTTCATTGTCCATTAGTTGACTCCCAATCAATCGCTTTGCGGAATGCCGTCATAACAGCATCCTTGGGATTCAGGTACACGATCTGATCTTTAGAGAAGTTCGCCCATCGCTGCACCAGGGACAACGGCAACTCAACCATCACTGTTGCCTCAGGTTTGATTTCAGGCATCGCTTCTTCTAGTCCATGCAGCGCACTGATGCTGGCAACTGATTGTGAACCATAACTACCCATTACAAATCAACCATCTTTTCTTTAGTATTTTGGCGTACCGAATGTCGATACAACTCCAACTGCCCTGACAGAGATTCAATGGCACCCGCAGCAGCAAGCAGTAGAGCAACGTGCTCACTGATCCCTGCGGGGGAGGCTGCATACCGCAACCGTTCAGCAATGTCCTGATTGTTCATTGCTTTACCTTGTGTTTGGTGACGCTATTTAAACGTTGGATGTCGGCCAGTAGCAGTTCATTCTGATCCCGCAAATAGCGGATCTCTACCGCTGCCTCTGCAACATCATCTTCACACCAGTCGGCACCGCATCCGCAGTGTTCACGGCAACTTGCATAGCAAGTGCAGTCTCTACCAGCGTTTTCCAGTCGAACAAGAATGTCTTCTTCAGTTCTACTCATAATCTTCTTCGTCTGTGTCGGGCAACTCATAGGCGTCTAGTTCCCATTGCAAAGCGACTTTGAGCATTCCAATGACTTCCCACGGATGAACCTCATCATCCGTGTTCACCTCTAGGGACATGGAACCGTCTGCTTCAATGATGCGGACGATGTGGACTCCGCCAAGTTCAATGCGTTCATCGGGCATGGTTGCCTCCAAGGAATCTGTTCAGCAGAACGTCTACTTCTGCGACTTTGGATTCGTTGACGTGAACCCATTCGCTAAGTAGCCAGTGCGCCAGTTCCCGACATTCCGCATCAAGTAATTCGATGCGGTCTTCTAACCGTTGATTACGTCCTGCCGTTGTGGTCCATCGTTCCACCCACCACAAACGGTCATCTTCAACTTTCCGCAACCGTCGCTTCAGTTCTTTCTTTTTCACTGACAGGCCCCGTTCCACGGTTTCGCACCCAGTTCGTTGTACGCACCTAGGGCTACAGCGTCCTGGTCGGCGGGGGCAGCAAGGTTTGGTTTGACACCAATCAGGTCGTGTCGTCCAATCCGTCCAGCGAAGGTGTCCCATCCGCCTTGATAAAACTGGTAGGCACCCATGAAGGTTCCTGTTGAGTTCACTGCCTGATAGTTGCCTCGGGATTCACGCCAGCGAATGCACTCAAAGAACGCTTCGGTTGTTCGACTTGATTTGGGTGGGTGTGTTGCCGCTGGTTTTGGTTTGGTGGTGGTCGTGGTGTTCATCCAACTGAGGTCAACGGTCGTGGTCGTCGTTTCGATTGGGGTGACCATGACTGCTGGTTCCACCACGATCTCGTTTGTGACTGGTCGATCTGTTTGATCCCAAATCAGCAGCATTATCAATGCTGTGAGGATCGCTAGAAGAATGAAGCCGTGTTTCCATGTTGGGTTTCTCATTGCACTTGCTCCAGTCCATAGACCCGCACTGCGGGTACACAAAAATCAGATCCGTCTTGCCATTCCAAAGACTCGGCTTCGGTCCACGGCAAACCCTCATGGGTTTCACAAACCACTTCACTGATCCAGCCTTGAGTTATGCCGTGGCTGATCCAGTCCTCGAAATCATCTCTATTGCTCATGTGAATTCGATTCCGTGAACATCAACAATGGTGTTCCAAATAGAAGCGATCAGGTTTGCTGCGAAGTTGTCAATCATTTCTTGACAGTCGTCACACTCATAGTCTGCGGAGTGAAACAACGCACCTATCAAACCGACTGCGTATTCGCCTGAGACGGGCATGAGGATGTGGTAGTCGTAATCAATGACCTGATCGAACTGCTCATCAGTGAGATCACCGAACTGTTTGGTTGCTGTATGTCTGCTTAGTTCTTCGTACAGTTCGTCACCGAGAACGTCTTTAAGTTCATCGGGTTCATCCATGACCTGTTCCTTCCACCCACACATACTCGTAATATGGGGTGTTGTCTTTGTTGAACCTCAGGTCGCCTGCACTGTGATCGCCGCTGCTGGAACGCCATTTGGCGTGCTGTCTGCGATAGACCACGCCAGTGGGGTAGCGGATCTCATCATCAAGGGGGATGCGTTCCCCGCTGGGAAGCATCCATCCGATACGCAATTCGTGGCCCTCGTAGGGTCCGCCTTTCAGCGGAAACATCCAGCCTTTGCGTTTCGTAAACGCTTTCACTGATCTGCGACCCATTCTTGGGTCATCAAGTATCCGATCACGCAGTAGACGGCAGCGTCCAGCCACGCATCTTCCAAAGATTCGTTGCTCAGATTCACTTTGCCGTAGTCAAGCCACTGGTTAGTTGCTGTCATCAGACGTCGAAACTTGTCGTTGGTGCGGATTGCACACCCGATCCAAGCGGGAATACCAAAATCTTCTGATGCCCTAACATTGGAAAACGGGGACTCCTTAGTCCCGTAGTCTTTCTGCTTACGATCATGCAGTAGCAACATCGCATCCAAAGTGTCTTTGAACGCCTGTGACTCGGGATGTCGTTGTGTTTCTAAATCAGCCATTGCGTTCCAATCGTTCAAGTTGCATAACTACTGCTGGATGGTTTCGTAAAGCGTGTTGAAGTTTCCGTCCCGCACGTTTCTTGGTCCGAAATATTGAGGACTTTGAAGCATTCAGTTGTCGTGCAAGCGTTCGGTAACTCAGACCTTCACTGACGACGCCATTCCACACCCATGTTTCTTCTTCTGTCAGCACTTCAAAGGCGTCTGCGATTGCTTCTTTCAATGCAAACAACTCCACTTGCGACTGCTCAGGTTCGTTCCCTGGAGCGCAAGACATCAACGCCCCATAAGGTGTTTCCGCCCGCTTCTTATCGGGCAACCAGTTCTCATCAGGTAGCCCTGATGTTTCCCATTTCGGTCGAACAAACAGTTCGTACACGGGGGCGAGATGGTCAGACATCACCACCCACAAACAGATGATCGTCAACGTTGATCGCCCAATACGCTTTCCCTTCAGGGAAATGCTGCACAGGCATTGTTGGCAGCAACTTCCACAGATCAACCCACGGCCAGTCTGCGAAACGATTGTTTGTGGAGTCCCAAACCCACATTGACAAATCAAACATGGAATGCCACTGCTGCAATGCCAGCGCTTTTTCGATCTTCACTTTCAGGATGCGGTCTTTGCCGACACCCTGACATTCCACAAGCCCGTTGCTGGTTAGATAGTCGGGCTGGTAGCGAATGAACGGGGGAAGTTTCTTCATTGACACTGGCGGTCGGTTCAAACCGAACCGCACATGAGCGACCCCACACAGTTCCTCGTACTTGCCTTCAGCCTCGTCGCCCATTGCGGAGAAGCGGGATGCAAACGACTGGTCACGGAACTGACTCATGTTGTCACTGTTCCATTGACAGCCGTGTCAAAGTAAGCGTAAATCGACTTGATTTGTCGATCATCAACCCAAGCGACACCGTTCAAACCGTCCGCAACCATTTTGACGTAATTGTCTAGGTCGCCTCGTAAACCTTTGATCGGTTCGTAATCCAGGTCGGTGACGTGGATGGCGATGTGGTCTAGTGAGAACCGCATTTCAACAGCGACAGGCCCTTCAAACAGTGGTCCTGCGTATTGGGCTGCAACAGCCTGCTCGGCCAGCAGTGTGCGTTCGGGAGTGAACACACGCCCTCGCCTTGTCATCCTCGGTCGTTGCTTGACCTGAGGTTTTCCTTCAGCGATAAACGAATAGTTCACTTGTACACCTTGGAGACGATTTTTTCTATTTCGTGGAGGTCGCCACGTTCGATAAATTTTCCCCATCGTTCATCTGCATTGCAGAGCAACGCCAACGCTTCGTTTGGCGTGAAACCATCGTCGGCTAGATACAACCCCAGCCTGAATAGGAAGCCTGAGCGGTCGGTGTCTTCAAACGGCCCGTAAGAAAACGCATGATGCGTTCGTTTCGACATGCGATAAATGGACGGTAAATCCCCATCAAGTTCATCGGCAGTGATTGTCAACGATTGTGACTGGACTGCTTTGCGTGGCGGTTTCCACAGCGACTGATACTGCTCAAACAGTGCGGGATTGGCACGCTGCTGATGGGCAGTTTCAACAAAGTCTGCATAACGGATAGGGAAACCATCTTCGCTGACCATGACTCTACGATCAGACATTTCAGAATCGGTTAGAGCATGAGGATAGGGGAGTCGCACATAGTTCCCCAGTTGACCTTCAGCCATTTCGGACTGTTTCGGATTGATCTCTTTTGTTGAAGCCTTAGCGATTTGTGTAGCCCCAAGCAATGTTTTCCTCATGTGTTCCGCTCTGGTTGGAGCGGATGTGAACACCCACACATGAAATCCTTTGGAACGTGAACGTTCTACCCAACCCGTGATTCCGAGTTCACCAAGCACAACCCTCAGGTTTTGGGCTTCAATCCATGCGGTTTCTTCACCTTCATCGAAGTCAACGCAACCCCAGTTGACCTGCCAGAAATCTCCAACATGAACCATCGGGTACACACCCATTGGTTCCCCGTCACCTAGATGTTGTTTGATGCGGTCCACATAGTTGACCCACAGCGAGTCGGTGGTTCGTTCGCATCCGCCTTCTTCTGTTCCGAACGCATCCATGCGTCCGAGGAACAGTTCAGCAAACTGATTGACAGTCTCACTGCTCATGATCCTGTTTCCGATGATGGATGTCGGATTCAATGTCTTCTAATTCGATCCACAGTTGGCGAATGAATTGGAGTGCAGCGTCTTTGCCGTCAGGAGCGTGAATGTCGAATGCCCTGCCCCACAAGGTTGAGCCTCTGGTGTCCAGATAGTCTGTGATTGCAGAGTCCATTGCGTTCATCGCATTGCTACTTTCATTGCTTGTTCCGCTGATTGCAGTGGCATACCTACAGTCAAGGAATCGTCATCTCGTAAAGTTCGTATTGATCCCGTGTTGGGATCAAGGTGTACGTCGAAGCATCCCAACTTGGATGGTGGACGTTTGTTTTTTGCCAAATTGATGCTGAGTGTGTGCTGGTGGCGGCGACGTTCAAACGGATCTAGTGAGTCATCTTCACGTTTGCGGAATGCTTCAATAACAAAGGTTGCTTCGGCTTCGCCGCCGTAACGCATACCGTTCATTCCTGCTGCTTGACCTCGGGAACCTGAGGATCGTGATGACTGATGGACAACGGCTACAGGAACCGCTGCGCTGCGGGTCCAACGTTTCATTGCTTGCGCTTTTGCTGCGACACCTTCGGCACCTTCCACACCGTTGATCGGTATGAGTTCCAGATAATCGAAAATGGCTAGGTCGGCTTCTGCCTGCCAGTAATCCTGCGCTTCTTTCAAAGCGTCAGTGCATTGACGCAACGTCAAAGATTCATCAAACACAATCAGGTTTCGGAAGTCATGTGATGCTGCACGACGAACCAGACGGGTGGTGTCGTCGTCGCCTTGTTTGATTTTGCGTTCAATTTCCTCTGCGTTGATCCCGTATTTGATGGAAGTCAACTTGGCGAGAATCAGTTCAGACACTTCATCGGGGGAGAACATGACGACATGTGCCAGAGGATTGTTCACAATGGCATTGAGCAGGATCTGTGTTTTCCCTGATCCCGCTCTGCCACAAAACATTGCAAGGTCGCCAGTCCCTAACCCTCGGGTCATGAGATCCAACTCGGGGATACCTGTCATGAAACGACCGTCAACATTGGTCATTGCTTCAATCAAACCGTCTGCTGCCAAAGTCAGCGGCTTCACATACTGATAGACACGTTCTACTTCTTGAGCGTGGTCTTGATGTTCTTGTGTCTGGCGAACCTGGATTTCCTTGCGGATTTCCTCTAGGTCCAACAGTTGAACGTCTGTCACGGATTCTCCGACATTGCTTCGGCCAGCCAGAACGTTGTTTCCATAAAACGCTGTGTAGCGATCTGGCGTGCTGCTGACTGTGGGAACAGTTCGATGGTTTGCAGAAACGATTTCTCGAATCGTTCAATGGCTATGACTTGTCCGATGATGTCGGCAGCAACATCAGTAGGGGGATCTGATGTTGCTGCCGAATCACCGTTGCTGGGGGAAGTCACAACCAGAAACCAACGCCCGAAGACTTGTGCTTGAAATCGGGCCCGACCCTTTCGGCACCGCCAGCCTTCTTCTCAGCGTTAGAGGCGGTGTTGTCGTAGAACTCGTCAGGGTTAGTGGCGTAGCGTGCAATCGCCCACTTCTTGTTGAGTGCCTTCTCGTTTGTGTCCTTCGTCATTGACGCAAACGGGGGAGCGTCACTGGAAGATGATGCTGCTGGTGTACTAGCGGCCACTGGAGCGGCCTTGGGTGCAGTGCTGGGTGCGTTGCTGGTTACCTCGGTGACGTTGCCGAACTGTGCGGTCAAGATTTCCCGAACAACCGATCCTTCGGTGACCTCAAACTCCAGTCCAAGTTCAGAAAACACCAGTGATTTGCATAACAGCATGGCCTGACGAATGTTCGCCATCGTTGCTTCATTGTCATTCAAATCAACTTCGGTCTGCATAAAGATTGATGCCTCCGCCGATTCATACGGACGGACACTGATCTTTCGATTGAATCCGACAGTCGCTGTCAGTGGTGTGATGATTGGTTGGTCAGTCTTGGCGGTTGCCATTGTTATCTCCTAAAAGGGTTCTCGGTTGGAGGTTGTGAACACATAAAACATGACGACTTCGACGTGTGTCAGCACACGTCACAAATGCTTTCCTTTGCAATCGTCCCAGCACGTCGCCCACTTCGGGGAACACAGAAACGAGTTGTCAAACAAAGGCCACGAATCAAGGTCAGCACGAATCAACTTCGCAATAGAAGTCAACTGCTCAATCAGCCATGTGAAATGACCGTCGCCACGTTTCGTGGACAAAACCAAATGTTCTTGCTTCTGCTTGTTCATGATGATGAAGTCAAACGACGCCGCCTCGTAATCCCATTCAGGATCGCTGAGCATCAGCCCAAGAAAATAGAAGGTTGGTTGAATCTTTTTCTCAACCTCATGCTGTTTCCACGCATGAAACCCGTTGGCGGTTTTCCAGTCTTTGACATCACCAAGTTCGTCTCTCATGTCCGTAGAACCTTTGATGCGAATTTTGCCGTACTCGGTATCAGCAACTTGCACATCAAACGGTTCTTCAATGCTCACTGGGCTGGGTAGAGATGGGTACACCTCGTTCGCCCATGTCCAATACACACGCTGCACCGTGGCAATCAAAGTGTCTTTCGTTTTCACTTGGACAAACTCAAACTCGGGTAGCGACATCAGTCGTTCCAACTCGGCATAAGCGGCATCCTCACCTTCAGTGAGACTGCCTAAACCGTTGAGAACAAACTCGGCTCCCGTGTGCAAAGCGTTGCCTGCTGCTGTTGCATCAGTTTCTTTGCGTGGCAAACGCCCCTTCATTTCAAGGAACGCTTGTTGCGGGCAGTTTTGAAACGTGTTGGTCCACGACTGGGAGAACGTGATGGTGTCGTCTGTTACGTCGATTCCTGGCATTAGAAGATCACCCAGCACACAAAGGTGGCGCACAGGGTAACGATGCCGATGACTGCTGCCAGTGCAAGGAAGTCTTCAGTGTCACTATTCATGACGCCTGCTTCCCATAGCGATGCCACCACTGCGAGATCGTGTCGGTTGAAACATCGTGACCATCAGCCATCAGTGCCAGACGAATCTGCACGTTCGACTTCCCGTCATGACGCATCCGCAATGCACGCTCACGAAGATCCAACGGTTTCGCTGTCAGGTGCGGAAGTTCCAGCCCCAACATTTTCCGTAGCGACAATGCCTGAGACTTCGACAACCCTGTTGCCTGCATCACCGACGTAAGGGGTAGTTCACGTCGCATCAGTGCTTCAGCATCTAATCGCTGTTGGATTCCTGCGTCGTCCAGTGTTTGATCGCAGTACAACCAGCGGACAATTTCTGTTGGCGTAGAAGAAACCAATAGTGATGTCTGTGAAATCGTCAGCCCTGTTTGGACAATGTGACGGACAACAGACCGCACCTTAGAACGGTCAGCGGGGGAGTTGGAGTTCAGCGCCACCTGCTGCTGAAACATTGCTTCCAAGAACAAAAGCAAGGTCCGAGACTCCTTACTAAGCCCTGTTTCAAAGGCTTTTTGGTCGGTTTCAACAACTTCATCCCACCACTCGAATAGTGACGAAGCATTATTCAAACTGCGAGGGATAGCCCACCTATCAGGGTCATCACTCACCAAATCTTTGCCTTGCAAGATCACATCTTCAAAAGATTCCACTTGTTGCTCCTTGGTTGCGGAGCAAGCAAAAACAGCGATTTCCGTCACATTTGGTGGTCGGACACTGTTGGCTGATGTAACCTCAGAATTGCTTGGTTCTGGTGGTTTTCCATCAGTTTCAGTGCCACGGCTCGGACGCTTCAACGTCCGGGCCGTGTGCTTTTTCTGCTTGCAGTCTTATTTTTTTCTCCTGCCACAGCCTCCCGACTGTGACTGGTGGAACTGTTGCTATTTGGAACCGCTGGAGGCGGTTCCTACTGCACTGTTTCTGTGGCCTCCGCTTACGCTTCGGCATTGTAAATACCGACTCCGACTTCTGTCAGTGTCTACGTTTCTTGAGTCGCTCAATTTCTTCGTAAGCGATCTCCAACCTTGCTTGCAGCCGACCGATTTCTTGATTGGCTTCAGCAAGTTGTTCCATCACGTCACGCGTGTGAACTGGTTTCGTTTTTGTTGCCCTCGCTGGCGTGTATCCCGCATCTTTTATGTAGGTGTAGATCGTTGGACGGGAAACTCCAGTTGCAGATTCGATGACAGTAATTTTGTCGCCCGCCAAATAGCGTTCGATGATCTGTTGTCTCACCGACTCGGGATGCGATTGAGTCACGATGCGACTGTGCTGTTCTTCGACATAGACAGACTGTAGAGGTTGGGTGTGACTCATGCTTGCGTCAGCCATTCGTTGAGTTCCCTGCCACCCGCCTGGACATACCGCATCGTCGTGTTCATATTCGTGTGATTCATCAACCGACTGACCAAAGCCAGCGGCAAACCAGCCCTGAGGAGGTTCGTGGCACACGAATGACGAAGCGAGTGAACGTCATGGCAGGGGATACCTGCCTTGTTGCACCACTGCTTCATCTTCTTGTTGAACTGCGACTCATAGATATTCCATTTCAACAATGGATCATCAAGTGACCTGTCGGTAACAAGATCCCGTAACGCAGCAACAAACAACTGTGGGTCGGGCAGTAGGTGAGGAAGTTTCTTTGCGTACACGCCAACCATGTCCATCCACGGCAAATCCATTCGCATCCCACCCTTGCGTTGGAAATCAACGATGGTCTGAGGGTTCACGTTTCTCACCAGCAGCGAATACACCTCCGCCTTCCTTAGCCCACAGAAAAACCCCAAACCCAATGCAGCACGATCCGAGGGCACCAAATCCAGCGCCCACACTGCTTGGAAATGGTCGTCATTCCACGGTTTTGGTTGGACGTTGTGGACGGTAGGGCCATGCAGGTGCTTAGCAATGTTCCCACTGGGGGTGACATTGGTCTCATAAGCCCACTGGAAATGTGACCTGAGGATCGCAGCATCCAGTTTCTGAGTCCCAGGAGCGCCCTGATTGCCGTAGCAGCGCCTCTGACGTGGACGCTTCAGGAACGCCATCATCTGCTCCACATTCACTGTGTAAATCGACTGAGGAGACACAAACTCTACGAACGCTTCAATGACAGGAACATACGTCTCAATCGTCCGCTCACTACGCAAACGATCATCTCGTAAATAACATTCCCATTTACGAACGCTGATTAGATCCCCCGACAAACCCCCAAAATCTTCAGTAAAAGACTGGGGTTTTTGACCGAACGGGTATTCCGAACCAAAGTCATGACCCCAGTTGGATGTTTCGATTCTGTTTGGTATTCCCTGCATAGCAATCTCCCTAGTTGGGAGGTTGCGACTGGCGGTTGGAGCGGGTGAAGGTAATCGAAACCTCACTGCATGGAGCGGGTGGAGGGAATCGAACCCTCGCTCGCTCCAACCTCGTCGGAACCTCGGTGTGTTGCAGTGGCACAACTGACGTTGTGGTGCGCCGACTTGTCTATCACGACAGTCCTGTGTCAATACGGATACTCATTGGTATCCCGACAGTTTGATTCCCCCACAAGACCGCCAACTAGCCCCCAGAATCGTCTGTACGGGCCTGCCACTGATCCTGTGGGGCAATGCCCCCAGATCCTCCCAGCCACACCAGTAGGGCCTCTAAGGATCGTTGGGTCAGTCCTTGTGTGAGTTTGCCTCGGACCATGCGTCTGATCGACTGCTCACTGATACCTGTCTCATCCCCCGCTCGCTCATAGGGGATGTTTCTGCGGACCCGTTCAGACTCAAACAGTGTCCCGAGATTCCGTAACACTTCCAAACAGTTCGTAATGTCCCCAGTGTCGAACTGGCGTGTCAAAGGCTGAGTCTGGTGGGGGATTGCTCCCCGATACGGATTCGGGATCGCCAGTTTTGCTGCTGCTTGCTGCTCCACACGAACCTGATGTTTCGGACGATCACTGCCCGAACAGATCCCACATAAACAATCATTGCGTCCGCCACATTTGACGTGACGCCCCTCCCAACACAAATCACAAGTAACCATCTCTTAGGCCACTTCCTGATCGGCGCAGTCCATGAGCGCCACGGCCAGCCATTTTGCTTGTTGTACCTGTAGTTCTAGGGCGATTCGGTACTGATTGGGTGGGGGTGTGACCATTGTGAGAGTCACCCATCCATTTCGATTGTTGACCCAACAGTGCGACTCGGCGTTCCCTGTTTGTCGGTCACGATCTTTGTCAACACTGACGTACACGTCTTGTAGACGTTGCATTAGATACTCCATTGTTGTGGTAGGTGAAAGATAGAAAGCGGGTTGACCCTGTGTCAGCCCGTTATGACTTGGCGATCATGTCGATACGAGCCCGACTGAGACCCAGTTCCGCTGCGATCTCCGCCAACGTGAAACCCTCCATCCGCAACTGACGGACAGCAGCAACACGAACAGCAGACACATGCGGAATCAACTCAGACTGAATCGAATCCAACAGCCAAGACATAGCCAACGCCCTCAGCATCGGATCATCCATAGTCGCAATCCAGTCATCGCAAACCTGCTGCAACTGAGCCTGCAACTTCATGTTTGTTACTGAATGAGTTGTTCTCACGGGTTCTTCTCCTCATCACGAATACCGAGATACGCGAACAACACTAGGACGGCGATAAGTACCAGACTGAAGATCGGTCCCATAATGTCACGCCCACTTCGATAGCCAGTAAAGCACCACGCAAACCACTGGTGCGATGAACAGCATTGTCAATCCGTTGATAACCATTGTATTTCTCTCCATTTTTGGTAGGTGTTTGTTTGTGTTGCGATAGAATGTGTGTTGCTTCACTTTGGTAGGTGAGCAACCGAACGGATCGGGCTTCACGGCCCGGTCCGTTCACTATTTACGGCTAGGGCCTGGGATCGTTATGCGGTCAGCCAGTATTCGGGATCGTCAGTGAACTGATACCACTCAGGCTTCACGCATTCCTCATGCAAATACAGTTCACCCAATTCAGGATGATCCACATGACAATCCTCATCAAACGGAATGTCCCGATCACACCCGTCGCATTCTCTGGTGTATTCGGTGTACAAACAGTCGGGACACATCCAACCATCAACGTTCACAGTGATCTTCTTACTGCTGCATGACGATTCAATAGTCCACTCAGTATCGGCGCCCATGCGGTTCACGAACCGTCCGCTACCCATCCCAGTGTCTTCACCGCAACTGACGCAGTGATCTCCAATGTTGATCTCAATAGTCATGACTCGTCCAACCTCCACTTATTCAGTGCTGCACGCGTCATCGTGTCCAAATAATCCAGACCATCAACATCCAAATAAATGCTGGACATCGGATCGTTGTCGTCGTCATCAAACTCACGGAACGTCAGTAGCCATCGCTCGTCTCCGTCACGTTCCAGACGTGGAATCATTTCATCGCTAAAAAAAGTTGTCATAGCAAACCTCCCGCATTGGGAATGGCATACGTTCGTTCGATGCCATTTTCATCAAAGACAATCGAAAGGTCTTGCACAAACTCGGTCCCAGTCCACACTGCCCACACATGGGCACGATCACTCGGCTCGTCAGGATCAAACCTGATGACTGTCGTACGAAGACCTGATTGTGCGTCTTTCAGTTTTCCGACTGGCTTGCAAACTGTTGTCCAGTCGGGGCTTCCGTCATGCCAGATCAACCGATAGTTGTACTTGAATGCTTGTGGTGCGCTGTTGCCATAACTCATCGTTCTGCTCCTGTTGGTAGGTGATTGTTCCCATATAAAAGGGTTTTGGTAACGGTGTGATGGAACTCACTGTTCCGCATTTCCAACAACAAATCATTTGCCATCGCAATCTTGTTGTGCCAACAATCATCCGTTGCTTCCCAGTCGGACAGTTCACACTCGCAAGGCTGATCTTCCATTACGGATAGCAGAAGGTTTCTGGCGTCCCGTAGGTTCGTATTCATCATGCCGTCACCATCGCTAGGTTCTGAACTGCTTCCCAGTCGTGATTAACGTTCCAGTCGAATAGCCCAACTACACGATCGTCCTGCTTGTAGGGGGTCTCAATAACAAGTAGCCCACTAATTGTCAGGACATAGACCCACTCGGTCCAGTTGTCGGGGTCTGGCATGAACCAGTCCTCGCTGCCTGACTGACCATCCTTAGTCGTGTAGGCGATGCCGTAGTTCGGCACGTTGGCGAATCGACCATCGGCATAACTACCCCGCTGACCACTGTCACCAGAGAACTGACTGGCAAGGTATTCGGGAGTTCCGTACTTGGCATCTCTGTTTGGAGTCACGCCAGCAATGTCAGGTTGTTCGGCATACAGATAACTCCACCCGTAGTGCTGCTGAGTCAGAACGTCGATAACTGTTTCCAGTCGGTCACGCTGAACCATTGCAAACAGTTCACGCCCCATGTGTGTCGGGTAGCCATCGCTGTGGACGTACCGACCTCGCCACACATCCCCGTAAGGGGTGGCAACTACCGAACGCGTACTCATACCATCACCTCTGATGCGTTCACCCGATAGGCAATCGTCGTCCATCCTCGCAACTTCACGAGTAATCCGTCATGGCTACCGCCAACACACTGGAACACGCTGGATCGTTCCGTCATCCGAAACGTCTTGGTGTCAATGCCAACGAACTCGCCATTGAACGTCACAACATCTCCAACCTTCGGACGTTTCTTCGGTTCGTAGCAGTAAGTCTGATTCCACCATTCCAGCGAATACCCCTCACGCTTACGGGGGTGACGTGCTAACGCCTCACCAACTTTGCGGGGGATTGCGTAGTAGCAAGGTGCGACTGTTTCGTCCATGATCTTGTACGTCCACTCCGAACGTCCACGGGCGTAGAGAACACACAACGCATACGCCCCATCCTCATCGGGAGCGTCAATCGCTGCCCACCAGATCGAACGACCCGACTCTTTCGTCGTGCCACTGGCGAGAATTGTTATTCCATGCATTTCTTCCCGCATCCACCGATCCACTGTCAGACCAGTACGCGGTGCCATTCCTGTTGTACCCATTGTCTTGCTCCTGTTGGTAGGTGTTGGGAGCGGGCCACGATGGCACGATCCCGATTAGTTGTAACTGTAACAGAATCCACTAGCGTTGTCAAGTGTCTAGTGACAGTTATTCGGAAATTGTTGTCAGAACCTCAGTCTGTTCGATAGCGAACACTGTGAACCCTCGGCGTGGCTTACCCGAAACAGTCTCGGAACCATCCTCACGTTTCGTAATCGTCGGCAACAAACACGATGTCCCACGCTCGCCCTGTCGGACTATGCGGCCCGCGTTCTTCCATTGCACGAACGTCGCAAACTCGCCGCTAGTGAACCCTCGTTCGTTCATCATCTCAATCAACCGTGACGCGTTGCCCTTCAGGAACTCGCGCCCCGTTGTCGGGTTGTGTGGCCATTGCACTGTTCTCGGATCAACAACTATCTCAATACTCATTCTCATACTCCTGTTGGTAGGTGAATCTGATTAGTAGGACCTGTCCACACTTGTCAGTCAGTTACAAACTCGAAACCCATCTCCGACACATGATCCATGAAGGAATCCCTGGCCTCGTCCTCGTCGTATCCGTAGAACGTCCGAGACTCATAAAAGTGCTGCCCATGGTCATCAACTAGGGCGGAGACAACTAGCGCACCCGAATGGCGCACAACTTCCACCCCAAGCGACTCTTGGACCTGTGGCGTCGTCATCGGTCCACTACTCCTTGCTTCACAAGATCAGACATCCGCATACGCAACACATCAACCGACACGCCCGACATCTCCGACACCTCCGACAACGTGACCGAACGATCGGCGCGCATTGCCTCGTGAATTAGGTAGTAGGTCTTCCACTTCTCCACCGCACCGCACGCCCATGCCTCGCACGCCTCACGGATCTTCGCTCTACTGTTCATTGTCTTGCTCCTGTTTGGTAGGTGAATCGCTCTAGCGGTAGTGCCAGTAATCGGAATCGGAAGGGATACGGCTTTCGGCGTCATCGGAATGACTGGCCCAAAGTGCCCCCAACTCGTTCGACAGTTCGGCGTACTCCTTCCAATCGCGCTCAGTGACGCAACGCTCAAGCCGACGCAACATTTCCCGCGTGTACGTCATGTCCCTACGCATCGTCCCAATCGTGAAGGATGTTTCGTTGTTTCTGCCCATCGTCTGCACTCCTTGTGGTAGGTGAATCGGTACCCAATCGGCACCACACAACACGCCGCGCGTGTTCTGCGCTACTGACTGGGGGAGTATCGGACCGGGCCGCACTGGCCCGGTCCGACTGTCGTCCTAGTGGTTGTAGAACACGAACCCATCCACCTCAGACAGATCACCACCTAGAACAAGGTCACGGGCGAATGCTTCCGTGTCGATGTAATAGCGGAGACTCTCGGGAACCTCAGCAAGTAGCCCCGACTCCTCTAAATAGTTCTCCGCGTACTCCGTGACAGTTGCGTAGCCTGTGTACCGTTCCTGCGCTTGTTCGATCAGTTCCGCCACGTTGTCAGCGGTGACAGTCTCGCCAACATTGCCAAGATACGCGGCGAACATTTCGGGATCGTCTACCGATTCCCACGCCGTCGCCACCTCGGCAAACTGGGAGGGCGAACACTCACCCGAAAGAACAGACGAGGGGAGTCCATCGTGATCCATCACCCAGAACTCATCAGACCCGCAACGCGGGCAGAACTCGGCAGGGTTTCCGCTGTCATAAGCACCCGAACGGGCCAGACCTGCGCCGACAAGATCGGCGCACTCGTCAGCCTCTAGCCATTTGCCGACAAGTGCGCCGCCGTTGTAGCACCCGAGACAACCGACCCACGCTCTCGGGGTTTCGGTTTCCGTTGTTGTCGCCGTTGCTGTTTCCATTGTCTGTTTCTCCTGTTGGTAGGTTGCTAGGGATGACAATAACGGAACCCCGAAGAGTTGTCAAGGGGCTATGGTGTGAAATATGTCACACCCCCGAACAAGGCCGAACAGTAGCCCCGACCCCGACCCCCTGCGGCTCCCCTCGGGTTAGGTTCCTCACTGCTCTAGCCGTCGCTCGCTCGGTGCCATCGTCCACCCATCCGACCCGACACGACAGGGGAACCACATCAGCGCAGACCCCCACCCTCAACAGGAAAGCACCCCCGCCCAATTGGTAGGGAATAGAACTACGATTCCATTCCCATCACCACGCCCGCCCCGTGTGGCGGGAGGGGTAGGGGGGGTGGGGCCGCCGCTGTTTATATATATTGCACCGTAGCCAATGTGTGAACTTTTTAGAACCAGGCGTCCTGAGTGGGGGCAGCCAGTTTCTGCTGTGAGTCAGTGTTTGGGCAAAAAGAATG